CAGGTGCGACGGGGATTTGACGGATCGCTCCGGCGTAAGGCAAACCATCCAAACGATTGAGTGGTTTAAAGCCGTACGTCTTGTCAATGGTAGGATATGCCATCTGAAGACTCCAAAAGATTAAATACCTTTACCGAAAGTCACCTTAGAGCTTCGTTCTTTGAACATCGGCATCCTAGGATCATTTTCGCGCATGAAGGTGTTGTCCACTGATTGCATTTGCGCCTCTGCCTGCTGGCGGTAATACGCATCACGCTGTTCAGTAAACTCCACCGGGGTTTTGCAAAGCAACAAACCACCGACTTCAACGCTGTCTGGATACTGGCCATTGGTCGAACCAAACAAACGGATTTCAGGATGGTCAGAAGCCTTAACAGGTTCCCAGCCTTCGCGTAATTTTGAAGAAAGATTAGTGGCGTCAGTCTTGTTCAAAGTACTGATTCGAATCCAGCGATACGCATAACCCGGCTCCGGTGTAGGATCGGGCAGAAGTTGTGGCGGCATCCATTGTTTTGGGCGCTCCACTTTTTCGCGGGTCTCAAGTTCACGGCTCAAACGATTAGACTTATCCATTTTCATTTCCTCATTTCTTCAGCAACCTTACGAGCATAGAGTTCCAACGGAACACCAAGCCGTTTGGCGATATTTACCTGTGTCTGCGTGAGCACGATCTTTTTAGGCGCTGTGCTACGGGTCGCAGGTGCGACGTTGTTGGACTTAGTGCGTTGAGGTTTCGCATCAACGGACCCACCGGTTCCAAACTCGTCCGGGAATCTTTCCTTCACATCAGCGTCGAGACGTTTATAGTACTCATCGCTGCCTGCTTGGATACCTTCTTCAAGCAAATCCTCGTGTACTCCCAGCGCGTATGAAGTCATACGTCTGTTCTTACCAAACCATGGATTTTCACCCTGCCAAGCAAGCAGTTTGTCATCCATAGGCGCGGGTTTTGCCTGTTGTGGTGTGATTTGTACAGGAGTTTCCTGTACCTGTAAAGGGGTTGGCTTAAAATTGTTAACTTTATCTGCCCTTATTTTGGCAGTAGTTAATGCTTCCTGAGCCGCTAACAGCTTCTCCGAGTCGCCAGATTCATAAGCTTCTTTGTAAAGTCGCTTAGCTTCTTCAATTTCACCGTTAACAACCTTCTTAGCCTGCTCCAAAAGAGCGACTTGGTTCTGATTTACAGAGCCTTTTAGCTTTTGGTTTTCTTCGAAAACAGCTTGCGCAATACGTAAAGCTTCATCTTTCTCGCGCTGCGCAGCCTCTTTGGCCCGGCGTTCTTCGTGATAGCCCTTAGAAAAATGCTTAATCCGCTTTTGAACACTCTCATCATATTTCGCCAGCTCATCATCGGTCACTTCCTTTGGAGGTTCGGCCATTGGCTTTCGATTACGGTCTTCTGGTGGAGTGTCATCTACCACTTCAATTTCCGATTTATCTTCCGCTTCAGGTTCTACAACCTTACCACCTTCCCGGGGGTTTTTAGTTTCCACTTCATCCGGAAACTCAAATTCTACTTTTTCAATATCAGCCATGTTCCCTCCTTATGGACGCTGGATACCGCGAGGGTCTTGCACAACCGCCTCAACAGAATCGTCATTAATGAGCCGCCATTCAGTACCATGAATCTTCATCCGGGTGCCGGTGTTAGGACGGGTAATGATGAAGTCGCCGACTTTGCAAGACGGCCCGGACGGGAACCGCTCTTTGTCTTTGAACGCATCAGGCCCGATCTTGGCCACAAACAACACGGGGGAGAGAAGCTCCTCGAATTGCATAGTTTGGCTGGCTTTGAGTAAGCCGCCTTCATATTCCTCTTCTGCTTGGGGAAGCATACAAAGGATGTGATAAGTAACCGGGTCAGGTACTTGTCTTGCTTTTTCTTCCGGGGGTTTGTTTAGCAGCCCCGAAAGGTCAACAGCACTTACATCAAATTCAGTCATCATCTTGGTCTTTCAATTTACGCACGAGGTCGCCGAGTTCGTACTGAGCGAGTTGGAGACCCCGGATGGTCCCGCTCAGTTCTTTGTAGTGATCGAAGGATTTAGCACCCCCATCACACAAAACCGCCTTGAAGTTTTCAATCTGGGCTTCAAGTTTTTTGTTGATAACCTCAATGAATTTCTCGTCCATCATTTACCTTTCGGTTTACTCGTTGCCCGCTGAGCTTGCGCTAGCGCAATCGCGGCCTTAACACGAGCTTGCTGCTGCTCGTGGTCTAACTTCTGCTGGTGGGCTTGCGCTTGCTGATCAAGCCCTGCGGCGTGCTGCTGCGCAGCGTGCTGCGCTTGTTGTGCCTGCATGGCCAACTCTAGCTGATGACGCTGAGCCATCTGCTGCATCTCCTGCTGGTGACGTTGTGCAATCATGGCCGGATTCTCACCCTGCTTAGATGCCATATCCTGCGCCTTGAGTTGTAACTCCTGCGCTTTGAGCTGCAAGTCACCCTGAACTTTCTGCTGTTTAGTCTGGGCTTCTTGCGCCTTGATCTGGAGCTCTTGCTGCTGCATCTGGATGATGGGGTCTTGGGCTTGCTGCTGGGCTTGCTGCTGCGCAGCTTGTGCTTTATCAACCTGCAGCAACTGCGTCGCGGCCTGGGCCACAAGTTTAGACAACTGCGCTTCAGTGTTCTCATCCAACTCCGCATCAGGCGCGGGCAGTGTCGCACCAAGCTGCTGCTGAATCTTGTTACGGTATTGAAACGCCACATGCTCTGCAACGTGCGCCATGATGGCCGCCTGCATCTGCTGCGCCATGGGGTTCTGGCCAATCTGCGCCATGATAACTGGGTCCTGCATCATCGACATGTGGACAGCGATGTGTGCATCGTGGTCCTGCGCTATAAACGCCTTAGTCGGCTTAGCCGTCAAGAAACTCATGTTCTCACTCACAGGATCGCGCGGCTTCAGATCATCATCTGTGGGTACCAACTTGTCTGCGTTTTTAACGCCCAGTACCTCAATCATTTGGCGATGCAACTGGGGCAAGTCATAAATCTGCGGAGCTTGCTGGCTTAACTGGATCACCGCTTGGTACTGCATGATCCGCTGGGCCATCGTGGCGCTGTTGGGGTCAGACACGGGGATCACGTCCACCATATCGTAGTCCGCTTGCTTGGCTTGACGATCACCTGCTACGGGCTGGAACGCATAATTCTTGGGGGAGTGGTCACGGATGATGGCCTTGAGCAGTTTAAATTCCTGCTTCATGCTGTAGTGCACGCGAGCCTGCACAGCGCTCATAGTCTTGAGTTGGCGCTCAAGAAGTGCTAGCGTTGTGCCCACAGGCGCATTAGCGCTCATGTCGCTCACGTTCATATCCGCGATTGAGCCCAGACGCCGCGCTTCCGCTGTGATGTTATCTAAGAGCCCTGCCAAGACTTGACTTGGTTCTTTGTACGGCAGCGGCATGATGTTGTCACGCACCGCTCCGCTTGGAATGTCCACATCGCGCCACTCGCCGGGAGCAATCGGAGTGTCATCTCCTTTGATCCGTAAGCCCCGAGCCTTTAGCCCGCCGGGCAAGTTAGAGAGTGTGCCCGCATCCACCAACTGGCGAATGATCGAAGTGCCCGCGCGTGCATACCCACCGATCAGGTGAATAAAGCCAATACCGTAAGCGCCAAAGCCCGTAATGTAGTCGTACTGAACAAAGTGGTCGCGCTTTTGGTGAGTACCATCGTCCTCACTCCAGTTACGGTAGATCGACAACACCTTGTTAGTGCCCCGGTCGATAGTGATAACGTAGGGCATCGCCAGCCCATCTTTATCCTCGTACCCCGGCAAGTCATACTCAACACAACTCTCATACAACTGGTAGCGATTGTCTTGCGTGAGTGTGTATCCCTGGTCTTCGGCTTTTTGTTTCTCAATGTCTGAGAAAAACGATTGGGGTTCACCCAACTCCACATCGCGATAAAACCCGCTGACCTGCAGCCGCTTAATATCGTTTTCTGTCTTACGCATCACATGCGTCGCCCGCTCAGCGTTCTCAACACCCGAGCAACCCCAAGGCAAAATCACATCTTCAGCGGGAATAAATATCGATACCTGCCTGTTTTTCCCCGTATCAAAATATACCTTCTTAAACGCACAGCCCGCGAGGCCCAAGTTATACAACATGCGCTCGTGCTCTTTACGATACTCAGGCATCTGCTCAGTTAAGCGCCAGTTCATATCATCTCTGACGCGCTCTGCAGCCTCTTCTTTGAGCTTATCAATTGCCCCAACAATTTCAGTTTTGACGGGGCCCGCAGCCGGGAAAGTCTCAATAATCGTCTCGCTTTGGAAGCGAATGGCAGCCTCGGTAAGTACAGTGCTAAATACCCCGCAGGCACCGTTCCAAGGTTCGGTCCGCTCTTCATACTTCATCCCCAAAACTTCAAGCCCCTTGACGTAAATATCCACCCACTCTTTACGGGATGTCACGTCCGCTTCGATCAGCTCCACTAGCTCACTGGCAATCTTCGCCAGCTCCGCTTCGCTCATATACTCAGCTAAGTTGTCGTCAAACTTCTCGCCTTTAGTATCGTCCGGCATTAGATCAATCTCCATGCCATCTAACCCGATCTTTACACCGTCCGGGTTCTCTATCTCTATCTCAACATCGGGGCCCATTGATGTGGAATCCATTAACGAATCCAAACCCAATGGGGCTTGCGACAATGAGGGAAACATATTCGTTGCCATACCAATCCTTAGTAGAACGCAGCCTTCTTACTGCGAAAATATCTGATCTCTTCTGGCTCATCCGACGGCAGTCGAAGAAACCCGCCTTGGCGAAACCGCATCAACGCAAGTGTCATCGAGTCAACCAAGTCATCATGTTCACCTGCTGGGAACGCCCCAACTTCGTCAACCAATTCTTCAGCCCACTGCGTGCGCGGCAACCATACTTTGCCAGACGCAATTATGTCTGAGACCGAGTTCAAACGGGCAATTTTGTCTTGGCCCCTACTTGGTGTGTACTCCTGTACTGGAATCCCCATGGCTCTGAGCTCATATATCAACGGCGCACCCGTCGCTTTTTTCTCAATCAGCACACTGTCCGGCTCCCACTCGTTGTACTCCCGCAGCACATCTCTTTTGAGCTCCACCCACTCCACACGTTTTTTGTACGTATTCAATAGAATGATGTTGGGCGTCGAGTTGTCCTCATCATTAATAAACACCCCCCACGTCGTGCCCGCTGAGTAGTCGGCCCTCTGGGTTTTCTCAAACGCCGTATCCCAAGCCATCAAAATATATTCACACTCCGGCGGCCTCTCAGCTTCCCACCATTTCCACCAGTCCCGCTTCACAATCGCGGACTCATTACCAACTGGATTTTGCTGATACTGCGCCTGCCACTTTGCGTTTGGCAATTCCTGACGCAGTGCTTCCAACTCCTGTAGTGACCAAAATTCTGGCCATAAAGGTTTACCCGAGGGCATAATCGCAGGAAACTCAATCACTTCCCACTGCTCGCCACCCCGCGCCGCTGCGGCTTTAAGCACCTGACCCGTCAAGTCCCGCTGAGCCCAACGCGTCATCACGATTACGATCGCCCCGCCCGGCTGCAAACGCTGACGAGGGCCTGACGTATACCACTCCGTCACCTTATCAAACACATCTGGGTTGGTCGCGGCGAGCGCGGCCTCCTGTTCCGAGTGCGGATCATCAATAATCAACAGGTTTGCACCCTTACCAGTGACCGTACCGCCCACACCGATCGCAAAATAGTCACCGCCCTTGCTGGTATTCCACCGGCCAGCCGCTTTTGAGTCCTGTTGCAGCTCCAAATTAGGGAAAATCGTCTTATAAACGTCGGAATCGACCAGATTTCGCACCTTTCGACCGAATCCAACCGCTAATTCACCCGTATTTGAGCTTTGAATCACCTTTTTATTAGGGTATTTACCTAGAAACCACGCGGGCAGCAAGTAACTTGCAAACTCAGACTTCGTATGCCGTGGCGGCATATTAATAATCAGCCTTTTACACTCCCCATTGGCCACTCTTTCAAACGCTTTGGCCATAATCTTGTGGTGACGCCCGCCTATAAACTCTGGCCACACCCTGTTCACAAACCCCATGAACGTATTCTGCGCAAGTTCCTTCTCAAGTAGCTGCTCTCTACGCTCTAAGTCCTGCAAAATAATCATCTTCTGCGCATCGGGCAGTTTATCTAACTGCGCCAGCAGAACTTTAAACTCCGGATCAAGAACATCAGATGCTTGTGTGGTCATCTGATCCCTCTTTAGGCGCTACATCTTCCAAAACTTCTGGCCCGCCAAATTCGGCAGTCACATCAATCTCAACAGAAGGCACATCCACGGCATGCAGCCGCATCATCTTCCTGATCTTGTCTTTAATCGCCTCATCCAAATCAGCCACTTTGTTGTAAGTAACCGTAATTTCTGTTTTCTCAGAAAACAACCCAACATCAGAAATCTTACCCAACATCTCTGTGGCCTTGATCTCAATCCTCGGGTCACCACAACTGGCCAAATCTAGTAGCTTATTCGTTACCACCAACCTCATTTGTGCAGCATCAGCAACAAACTGATTGTTGTACTCACTGAGCATTGATCCAATGCGGGCAGCGACAGATGGGCGCTCTAGCGCAATCGGGTTCTTATTAATCGTAAGGGAAGGTAGTGGATGTTTTCTTGGCCGACCACCTTTGTTTTTTGGTGGTGGCTCTTGCATCGCCTCGTTAAATTGTCTGGCGGCTAAGTCTGCAAAATCTTTAAACACCATATCGGCATCTTGCTGGGCAGAGTCATCTTCATCAATCTGTGCACCCAAACCCTTCAACACGGCGGCGGTGTTGGCAGCGATCTGCATATTTTCGCGTAGGGTCGTAGCAATCTCCGGCTCATCGTTGTCCGGATACGGCACAGTTTTTTCAGGCGTGATTCGCAAGGTCATAGAGGAAAAAGGCACTCCATGTAAGTAATGTGAATGTAACACAGTTTTTTAAGAGCGCAAGTTTGCCATACTTGCCGAGCCCGTTTAGTTTTTAGAAATACCCCGCCCGCTTCGCCCGCTTAGTTTTTAAAAATACCCCGCCCGCTTCGCCCGTTTAGTTTTTAGAAATACCTCGCCCGCTTCGCCCGTTTAGTTTTTAGAAATACCTCGCCCGCTTCGCCCGCTCGGGGTTCCTTGACGGGGGGTGTTCCCATATCAAGGGGGTGGGGTAAACCCTAAGCCTTTTTATTTTTACGGGGGTGATCTTAATTTTTGCTAATCGTTTGTGCAGAACACTGTGTAATGTCTGTTGAGTCTCTCCGGAGCGAGATTTGGGGGGCACACCACCGGTGGTGTCCATAGGTCTCAATTTTTTGGAAACGTAGCGGGCTTGGCGATCTAGCCGGAGAAGAAGGCGATTTTTTTT